AGTATTTTCAATGATATCGATATAGACTGGGACAAGAAACTCTATCTTGTCGAAGGTGTATTTGATCTGATCTCATTAGGAGAAAATGGAACATGCCTTCTCGGTTCAGCACTTCCTGAGAATTCTCTTCTTTTTAAGAAGATAGCCGCAAATCAGACTGATGTAGTTCTGTGTCTCGACAGCGATATGACAAGAAAAATTGGTCGCATAGCAGACTTGCTTGCTGAGTATGGATGCAATGTATCAATCATGGACACATCTTCAGCAAAAGATATTGCAGAAATGTCACAAGAGCAACGTGATCATGCAAAATCAAACCTGCAAGTGTGGAATATGACCACATCTTTCAAGTATAAAATCGCAAACATTAAAAGTGGCTCAATGATCTGATAATTAGTTGCATGAGCACACAACTAAAACAACAAATCAGAGAGATCATTCAAGTCCTGAATGATGAAGCGCTATTCCACTCAAGAGAAATTCCTGGTAATCAGGATGTATTTGAGCCTAGAGTAGAACGACATGTTCAGGACTCAGGCGAAATCAAGTACAGCATATTCGAATCGATACAGTCACTGATAGAAGTGTATGACTGTATCGATGAAGCAACTCTTACAAGTGAAGCTGCTTCAATTATCTCTCATATTAGAAATGATATTGAGCAATTAAAAAAATTTACCGGTAAATCTTACAAATTCTAAGTAAGATTGGTATATGAAAATTGCCCATTTTGCTGATGTCCACTTCCGTGGTCTTGCTCGACATGATGAATATCGTGATGCATTTATTGATGCATTTGAGAAGTTAAAGGTCGAAAAGCCAGATGTAATTTACATCGGTGGAGACATTGTCCATTCAAAGACACAGGGAATAACACCTGAGGTCATTGACATCTTATCATGGTGGTTTACAGAACTGACAAAGATTGCACCTGTTGACGTCATTCTTGGAAATCACGACGGTCTGATCTTAAACAAAGACCGACAAGATGCAATCACACCGATTATTTCAGCATTGAACAATCCTCGATTGCGTCTGTTTAAGCAGTCAGGTGTTTTTGATGCTCCTATTGACGGCTTTAAATGGTGTGTCTTTTCACCATTTGATGTTGCCGGATGGCCTGACGTAGTACCTGTCAAGGGTAGCATCAACATTGCATTCTATCATGGTGCAGTAAAAGGCGCCAAGTCAGACTCTGGGATGGAGCTAGAAGGTGAAGTCACCATTGATCTATTTGAGAAGTTTGATTTTGCATTGCTTGGTGACATACACCAACAACAATTTCTCAACGATGCAGGCACAATAGCATATTGTGGATCGACAATACAGCAGAATTACGGCGAAGAAGTAGATAAAGGTTTCTTGTTTTGGGACATAAAGACCAAGAACAACTTCACCACAAAATTTATTAGTGTGAAGAATGACATGCCCTTTCATACAATTGATTGGAAAGGTGATGTTACACAAACTCTTGGAAAACTATCAGGAATAACACCGAAAGCAAGGATCAGATACGCATTACCTGCCGACGTGAATGAACACGATGTTCGTTCTCTCTACACACAGACACAGTCAGCAGGTAAATTTTCTGAGATTACAACGAAGTCAGAGACTGTCGAGCAGAAAGCTACGACATCACTTCAACCGTTAAAGTCTGAGAACGTTAGAGACAAGAATGTTTTAAAGATAATCATTGATGATTACTTGAAATCTAAGTCAATAGAAGACCGACGTCGCACAGCTGCAATGTCATTATTTGACAAATATTATGACACAGTTGTTATTGATGATGAAGTCGTAAGAAATATTGTCTGGAGTCTTAAGCGATTTGAATTTGACAACTTATTCTCTTATGGGCCCGGCAATTCAATAAATTTTGATAAACTTAATGGAATAACAGGGATCTTTGGAAAGAACAGATCGGGTAAATCATCTGTGATAGGATCTATTGCATATGCATTATTTAACACATCAGACCGTGGGTCGATGAAAAATTTGCACATCATAAATTCAAATGCAGATGATTGCAAAGCTAAAATAGTCATGTCTGTTGCCGAAGAAGTGTATGAGATTGAGAGGGAGACCAATAAAGTTTTCTCAAAGAAGTCTGATGTGTCTGCTTCAACAAAACTTTCACTTAAGAAGCGTAGCACAGGTGATGTGCTTAAAGACCTAAATGATGAGCAGCGCAGGGAAACAGAGAAGATTGTTAGGAAACTAATAGGCACAGCAGACGATTTCTTCTACACATGTCTTGCGCCGCAAGGCCAGATGAACATGTTCATTAATGAAAAGTCAACAAGTCGCAAACAGATATTAAGTAGATTTCTTGATCTTGAAATATTTGATCTCTATCATGAAAAAGTCAAACAAGACTTATCACCTATTAAGGCGAGTCTCAAGACAACTCAAACGCTGGACGTTCTTGTAAAGAATAGAGATGAATTGATTGAACAGAAAAGTCTGCTTGAAAAAGAAGCAGACAACACAACAACGCTGCTTGATGGCGCAAAAGAAGAGCTACAATCTATCAATAGCCCATCATTAGAAATTATAAATGATGCTGACATCATATCAGCATCGCAAAAAGTGAATCGTCTTGAGAGCGAATTGACTGATTTGCAAGACAAGTTAGATGAAAATACTGCTGCAATTAAGGATTTCTTACAAAAGCTCGAGAAGATAGAAGCAGTAAAAAGCACGGTCAGCATAGAAGATTTGAGAAAACAAGAAGAAACTTTAAAAGATCTTGAGATGAAGTTTGCAATCAATACAAAAGATCTTGAAACAAAGAATTCTGATCTTGAAAAGCTTAAAAAGAGAACTAAGATCCTTGACGATATTCCGTGTGGAGACAGCTATCCAACTTGTATCTTTATCAAAGATGCACACCAAGGAAAAAGTCTTATTAAGTCAGAAGAAGAGACACAGGATGCTATTGCAAGGACTCTTGCTATCCTTGCTGACAGGATCAAAGAGATCAACAAAGATGATATCAAGGGAAAGATTGAGAAGATTGGTAAGCTTGCAAGTCTAAGTAATGAGATAATCCAGCAGAAACTGAAGTCTGAATCGAGCATACCGCTGTTTGAAGAGCGAATTTCAACAAAGAAGAACCAGCAATTTGACGCTGTTGAGTCGCTCAAGACACTTCAAAAAAAGAAAGACATTCAAGATAAATCTGGAATTGCAGACCAACACAAAGAATTCATTGCTGCTAAGAATAAAGTCTCTGCACTTGAGCGTGATTTGATCGTTATTGCGTCAAATCGCGGTAGAAATGAAGAAAAGATCAACAACGCAATTAAGCAGATAGAAGAACTAAAAGAGTCTCTTGGAAAGCATGAAGTCTTAACACTTCTTGAGAATGCATTCTCAAAGAAAGGAATACCACAAAGTATTATTGCCAAGTATCTGCCACTAATCAATGCAGAGATCAGCAAAATTCTTACAGGCATATCTGGATTCACAGTCGAGATCGAGTGCGATGAATCAAACAATATTGAAATCTACATTGTCTATGATGAGAAAAAGAGGATTATTGAACTCGGATCAGGAATGGAGAAAATGATTTCTTCAATCGCAATTCGTGTCGCGCTGACCAGCATATCATCACTCCCTAAATCAGACATGTTGATTATCGATGAAGGATTTGGTGCACTCGATGAAAGTAATCTTGAAGCATGCGCACGTTTACTTCAGAATTTAAAGGGTTATTTTAAGAAGATAGTTATTATCTCACATGTTGATGCAATCAAAGATGTTGTTGATAATATGATAGTGATAGAGACTAACGGCGAACGATCAAGAGTAAATTATGAATGACATGAGTCTTTTTTGTGAAGTCTGTGAATTTTCATTAGACTACAGGCATGACCAGACACACTACAAACACTTCAAGTGCTGTAGAAATTGTGCAATGAAATGGGCAGAAGCAAATAGAGAACAGTGGTCTAAGGGTTGGCGCCCACAAGCTGAAGATATTTATAAATATCGAAATGAACGTATTACGTTAGCATTAAATTCTAAAAGGATACAAAATGAACTTTCAACAGATTAACACACTCGGCCAGATTCTTGATACAACTTTTGGAAAATCTTCCACGGGGAAGAGTTCCACGTTTTCAATTAAAACAAAAATGTCTGGCAATGAAATTCACGTGATGTATACGACAATTACAAACATTGTCACAGACAAACCTGCCCGTGATCAAGTACGGGAGCAAGAAAGAATTTCTGAAAAGCTGATTGAAGACTTTATCGCACAAGTAAAGAAAGATTACAAAGTTGCAGCAAATGAAACGTTGAAGCTTAAGAAGGGTGAATCTACCGATGAGATAGAAGTTATTTCTATGTCTTCGTTTAATCCTAAGCGCACCGCGTATTATAGAAGGAGAGCAGTCTATACTGTCAACAACTAATGACTATTGTCAATAAATCAAGACAAGTTTCTGAAATTGTAAAGTGTGGTAAAGATCCAACTTATTTTTTCAATAACTACGTCAAGATCCAGCACCCAACAAAGGGAACAATACCTTTCAAGACATTTCCATTTCAAGATGATTGTGTCAAAGATTTTATCGACAATAGATTCGTTATTGTCGTGAAAGGTAGACAGCTGGGTCTTTCGACACTTGTTGCAGCATACGCAGTATGGCTTGCGTTATTTCAGCGTGACAAGAATATCTTGATTATTGCGACGAAATTGCAAGTCGCGCAGAATTTTATCAAGAAAACCAAAACGATTCTGACTAATTTGCCGCCTTGGCTGATGTTATCACAGGTCACTGCAAATAATAAGCAACTTGTTGAGTTCAGTCATGGATCATCAATTAAGGCGATACCAACGTCAGAAGATGCAGGTCGTTCTGAGGCGTTGTCACTGCTCATTGTCGATGAGGCAGCATGGGTAAGAGATTTCGATACGTTGTGGACAGGCCTGTATCCTACACTGACTACAGGTGGTCGCGCAATTCTTCTATCCACACCTAACGGTGTAGGTGGTCAGTATTACAAGCTGTATAAAGATGCTGAAGCTGAACAGAATGAGTTTAAATCGATCAAGCTTAATTGGGATGTGCATCCTGAGAGAGATCAAGCATGGTTTGATAAGGAGACAAAAAATCTCTCAGGAAGACAGATTGCACAAGAATACTTGTGCGATTTTGCTTCATCTGGTGAAACATTTCTAGGCGATGACGATCTTAAATGGTTGCATTCTATTATCGCAAATCCTATTGAAAGAACAGGATTTGATAGAAATGTCTGGACATGGAAGTATCCGCTATCTGAACACAAATATGTCATGTCTGCAGACATCGCCAGAGGTGATGGAAAAGATTTCTCAGCATTCCAGGTCGTTGATTTAATGACAGGTGAGATTGTCGTTGAGTACAAAGGCAAGATCGCCCCAGATAGATTTGGTGATCTGCTCAATGAATACGGTCTGAAGTATAATAAAGCACTTCTCTGTCCGGAGAATAATAGCTTTGGTTATGCGACTATCATCAGACTTAGAGACCTGAACTATCCTAAGATGTACTACCAGCGTAGCAATGCAGTCTATATTGGTGACTACATACCGCCTGGTGACACAACAACGGCAGGATTTAGCACAAGTGGAAAGTCACGTTCATTAATCCTTACAAAACTTGAAGAGTTGCTTAGAAACAAGCAGCTCATTTCTTATTCATCAAGATTCTATGATGAATTAAAGACGTTTGTCTGGACTGACAATCGTGTTCAAGCAATGAAGGGTGAGAACGATGATCTTGTAATAAGTCTTGCAATAAGCGCATGGTTGTTTGATTCATCCTCAGAATACAATAGAGACTCAGATGTGCTTAATAAGGCAATGCTTGCAAGCATGTCGCTTAAGTCTCAAGAATTCAATGGCATTGCTAATGACATTCTTTCTGGTGCAAGTAAGAAAAAAGTTGAAGCAAAGAAAGATCTTATAAGCGGTCGTTTTCAAACAAGATACAATATACCAGCTGATCTATTATGGATCTACAAGTAGGATAAATGGCAAAGCAAGAAGATAGTGTATTTAGTAGACTTACAAAGTTATTCAGAAGCGGCCCTGTTGTTAAACGCAGAGTTCGTGACTTTGTGCCGAGTACAAAAAATACATCAGCATTTGAGATGTTCAGAAAGACTCAGAGCCATGTATACAGCTCAGCAATGTCTGCATATGGATCTTATGATCGTATGGCAAGATACTCTGACTTCCAAGAAATGGAGTACACACCTGAGATTGCAAGCTCACTTGACATATATGCTGAGGAGTCTGTTGCGCCTGATGAGATGGGTAATGTTCTGCACATTTACTCAGAGAACCCAAGCGTTAATAAGATCCTAAATGAGTTGTTTTATGATACGCTAAATGTCAATTTTAACCTGACTGCGTGGGTCAGGAATATGTGTAAATACGGTGATTTCTTCCTGTTCAATGATGTTTCACCAGAACTCGGCGTAATCAATGTGTACCCAATTTCAGTCAATGAGATTGAGCGAGAATCT